ATATAAAATAGAGCCTGAAAAACCTAAACACAATGACCCTGACAGGTTTGTTGATGATATGGGGGACAGCTAATGGCTAAGACCAGTCCTACACAGCGGACGTTAAAAAGAATGAGAGACTCTGGAGACTACGTTTTAGCGGAGGTAGTTGAGCACTGGAATCCATGGGGTAGGGTCAGAAAAGACCTCTTCGGAACAATAGACATACTAGGTATATCTATCACAGGAGAGACTCATGCAATACAAGTAACTAGTTACAGTAATATGAATGCAAGAATTGACAAGATAGAAAACCATGACTCAACACCACATCTAAGAGATGCTGATTGGGTTCTACTTGTAGAAGGCTGGCGCAAAGAAAAGAACGGCAGGTACAAATCGTACATAGCCGATTTATCATAAACTAAACGAAGGAGATTCTATTGGACAACTATCAGCGCTTTATTCACACTTCAAGGTATGCACGATATATACCTGAATTAAAAAGAAGAGAAAACTGGGATGAAACAGTTACTAGACTAACTGACTTTATCCGTAAACATCAACCAGCATTAGGTAAGGATATAGATAAGATACATGATGCCGTACTAAACTTAGAAGTAATGCCAAGCATGAGATTATTAATGACAGCAGGTGAGGCCTGTGAGCGTGATAACATATCTGCTTATAACTGTAGCTACTTAGCTATGAATAACAAGAGAGCATTTTCAGAGTGCTTATACATCTTAATGAATGGTACAGGAGTAGGCTTCAGTTGTGAGAGACAAGAGATTGACAAACTACCAAGTATTCCAGAGAGTATTAATCCTTGTCCTGATATTATTTCTGTTAGCGACAGTAAACTTGGGTGGGCGAAGGCGTTTAAGAAATTACTATCTAGTCTATGGGAAGGTGACATACCAACCGTTGACTACTCTCGTGTTAGACCAGCAGGTGCAAGGCTAAAGACTTTTGGTGGCCGTGCTAGTGGCCCTGAGCCTTTAGAGAGATTGTTTGACTTTGTTACAGAGACATTCATTAACGCTAGAGGGCGTAAGCTTAATTCGTTAGAGGTTCATGATATAACTTGTATGATTGGTGAGATTGTAGTAGTTGGTGGTGTTAGAAGGTCAGCTCTTATCTCATTATCTAATTTAACTGATAAGAGAATGAGAGAAGCTAAGATAGGTGCTTGGTATAATGAAAACCCACACAGAGGATTAGCTAACAATTCAGTTGCATACACAGAGAAGCCCGATATTGAGGTCTTCATGGAAGAGTGGCTATCGTTAGTAAAGTCTAAGTCAGGTGAGCGTGGTATCTTTAATAGGGTAGCATCACAGAAGCAAGCTAGTAAATGGGGTAGACGTGATGACTCTTTAAACTACGGGACAAATCCTTGCAGTGAGATAATTTTGCGCGATAAGCAATTCTGTAACCTGACTGAGGTAGTAGTTAGAGCAGAAGACACTAAAGAAACATTGCTAGACAAAGTAAGACTAGCAACAATATTAGGTACTTTTCAATCAACCCTAGACAAGTTTCAATTCTTATCTTCTGAATGGCATAAGAATACAACCGAGGAAAGATTGTTAGGTGTATCATTAACTGGGATTATGGACAGCAAGATGATGGCAAGTCCTGACCCTAAATTTTTGGAGGAGATGCGAGATGAAGCAAGAAAAACAAATAAGAAGTATGCCAAACTCTTGGAAGTTCCTGAGTCTGCTTCTATTACCTGTATTAAGCCTAGTGGTACTGTGTCTCAACTTGTTGATAGCGCCTCTGGGATTCATAGTAGACATAGTGATTACTATATTCGGACTGTTAGAATTGACAAGAAGGATGCTCTTTATGAGTTCCTCAAAGAGAAGGGGGTTTCTGTGGAAGATGAGGCGTATCGTCCTGACTCTACCGCAGTGTTTGCATTTCCTATTAAAAGTCCTAGAGGTAGCATTACAAGGGATGATAGAAGCGCTCTTGAAGAACTTGAAACGTGGCTAGTTTACCAGAGATATTTTTGTGAACACAAACCTAGCGTTACTATAAACGTTCGTGAACATGAGTGGCTAGAAGTTGGAGCGTGGGTGTATAAGCACTTTGATGAAATATCAGGTATTAGCTTCTTACCACATAGCGACCACTCGTACGTTCAGGCACCGTATCAGGAGGTAGATAAGGAAACATTCAGGAAGGCATTAAAAGAAACACCTCAGTTAATCTCATATGAAGAGCTAATTGAGGATGAGGATAACACAGAAGCATCGCAAACATTAGCTTGTGTCGGTGCTAGCTGTGAAGTCGTCTAAAAACGAAGCGGAAAACTACACTCTACCTCCCACTGTTTACGGGGGGTTAGAGCTATTAGTATGTAATTAACCATTAGTAGTGAAGGAAAGGTAATACAATCACGATAGACTTGCATAGCTCTCTATCAAACTTTGTTATTCATTAACGATAATAAAGGGTATATTATGAAACAGTGGACAAAGCCTCAGGCAACTGAGATGAGATTTGGATTTGAAATCACGCTCTATGTAATGAACAGGTAACAAACCCAGGGGATGGTTTATCCCCAACTAATTTAATATCGGGGACACTGGTTTTTCTCCTGCCAGTCTAAACGTCCCCACTAACATAGGAAACATCATGGGTGCACCATTAGGAAACAAAAACAGTAGCAGGACCAATAGACTTTGGGGTAAGACTGTTAAAAAATTAGCAATACAAGAAGACCACAAGCGTATGCACAGAGTAGCAGAAGCATTATTTCGTAAAGCTGAAGATGGAGATATTTCAGCTATCAAAGAACTCGGAGACCGAATAGATGGAAAAGCAAGCCAAGAAATCACAGGAGACTCAGATGCTCCAATCACAATCGTTGTCAAAACAGGAATTGACGAGTGATGAGAATGAGGTATTGGAAACTGGTTACGAGCCTAGAGAACCTCAAAAAGAAATCCACAAAGCAGTTAAAGAAAATAGGTGGACAGTTTGTGTGGCGCACAGAAGAATGGGCAAAACACTTGCTTCAGTCAATCAGCTTATACATTCAGCACTTAAATGTCAGAAGAAAAACCCTCAATTCGCTTTTGTATCGCCAACTTACGGGCAAAGTCGTCGTATTGCGTGGGCATATTTACTTGAATATACTCGTCCTCTTGGTGGCGTTGCTAACGTAAGTGAACTTCGTGTTGATTTTATGGGAAGGCGTATTAGCCTTTACGGGGCTGATAATCCTGATTCTCTTAGGGGCATATATTTGGATGGGGTGGTCATTGACGAAATTGGTGACGTACATCCTAGCTTATTTACGGAAGTTATAAGACCAGCCTTATCTGATAGACTCGGATGGGCATTATTCATTGGAACTCCTAAAGGAGCGAATCATTTTAAAGAGCTAAGAGACTTTGCAGATGATTCTTCTAACGATGGATGGACACTAAGAGAATTTAAGGCAAGCGAGACTAACCTAATACCACAAACAGAATTAGATGATGCTCGTAAGGCTATGGGTGAAAACAAGTATCAACAAGAGTTTGAAGTATCATTTGACTCACCTATTGTAGGTAGTTACTATGGAGAGATTCTCAAAGATATAACATCTAGGAATCATGTACGAGACATCCCAACTGAAGCTTCTACACAGAAGTTTACGAGCTGGGATTTAGGTATTTCTGACAGTACCGCCATCTGGACTTGCGAAGTCATCGGTGGGGAAGTTAGAATAATGGACTATTATGAGAATCATGGACAATCCCTTGACCACTATGTGGCTTACTTAGATGAGCACGGCTATAGGGATTATGTTCATATCTTACCTCATGACGTACAGGTTAGAGAATTACAGACAGGTAAGAGTCGTTACGAGTTCTTAACTGAAGCAGGACTTAACATTGAAGTCTGTCCTAAGCATTCAGTAGAAGATGGTATAATGGCTGTAAGAAAAATGTTACCCACTACATGGTTTAACAAGGACACCACTAAGTTTGGCCTAGAATGTCTCAGGAACTATCGTAGAGTCTTTAACGAAAAACTAAACGTATACCAAGAGAAACCACTCCACGACTGGTCAAGTCATTGTGCAGATGCTTTTAGATACCTAGCAATGGGTATGGATACATCAGGAACAATGTCAAGAAGTAACTGGAATCAGCCATACGAAAGTACATATGATGGCGAATCATATAAGAACCAGTACCGATGATTAACACAGTAAAATGGTTCGGTAGTATTGTCATTATTATCTCAATGATACTTACTGCTAGTAACATATACCCCTATAATCTTTACACTGCTATCCCAGGAACACTAGCATGGATATATGTATCATGTAAATGGGATGACAAATCACTTATTGCTATGAACTTCGTAGCACTCACAATTTACTTACTTGGAATAGCTAATTATTTAGCTCTCTAAGCGATTAAAATCATTCAAGGTAGGGTAACATACCCTAAATCAACACAGGCTCTTAAAATGCGTTAGAGCGAATATCAGCTAAAAAAAACCCTTATAAATCAAGCACTTACAAAGCACAAATAAAAGAGACAAATACCATATGAACATGACAGAAGAACAGTTAAAAGCATTACTAGATAACTACATTGACGACAGTCAAAATGCCTACACAGAAGTAGATTCACAGGTACAGAGGGCTGTAAGTTATTATCTTGGGGAGCCCTTTGGCAATGAGGTGGTAGGTAAGTCAACAGTAGTTGATAGAAGTGTTGCATCTAGTGTAGACGGGGCTTTGCCTCAGCTCTTAAAAGTGTTTTGTCAGTCACCAGACGTTGTAGAGTTCACTCCTCAATCAGATGGTGATGCTAAAGTTGCTGAGAGCGTTACAGCTTATGTAAACCATATTTTTGAGAAGGACAACTCAGGAGCGATTTTACTACATAATTGGTTCTGGGATGCACTGGTTAATAAAGTTGGAATCATATCTGCACGATGGGATGAGAAGACTGATGCAAATGAAGAAGAATACTTTGGACTAAGCCAAGATGAACTATCTATGCTTATGGCAGAAGATAGCGTTGAGATAGTAGAACAAGAAGAGATACCAGGACAACCTATGCCAGTTGGTGTAGACCCTATGACTGGTGAAGAGCTAATACAAAATGCTCCATCAGTATTTAACGTTAAGCTAAAGAAGACAGTAGATGCATCCAGGGTAAAGATAGAGAACGTACCTAACACAGAGTTCATGATAGACAGACACGCAGACTGTATAGATGATGCTAGATTTGTAGCACAGCGCAAGATGTTAACAAGAAGTGAGTTAGTTGCTATGGGTTATGATAACAACATAGTCGCTGAACTAAGCACAGACAATGAAGTTAATCCAGTAGATGGGTTAGGCTTTGTACAAGAAGCAGATATAAACAATACAGACCCAAGCCAAGACCTAATAGCTTACTATGAATGTTACATAGACATAGGTGAAGAAGATGGCATGGCTAAGAAGCATCGTATCTGTTATGCAAGTAAAACAATACTAAGTGATGAAGAGTGTGATTATGTTCCATTCTATTCACTGTGTCCTTTCCCAATACCTCATACATTCTATGGTCAGTCTATGGCTGATAGAACTATGGAGTTACAGTTCATTAAGTCAACCATTACCCGACAAATGCTTGATAACCTTTACCTCACTAACAATTCACGTGTTGGTGCAGTAGAAGGCCAAGTAAACTTGGATGACTTACTTAACAGCACAGCAGGTGGAATCATTCGTATGAAGAATCCTAATGCTATCGTACCATTACAAGTACAAAGCAGTGCAGGACAATCATTCCCTATGCTTGACTACTTAGATGGTGAACAAGCTAAAGCAACTGGTGTTAGTGATATGTCACAAGGCTTAGATGCTAATGTACTACAGAACGTGAGTGCAACAGCAGTCGCTACCATGACAGCACAAAGTCAGGGTAAGCTAGAACTCATCGCTCGTATCTTTGCAGACACAGGCGTTAAGAATCTAATGAAGGGTATCTTGCATCTAGTATGTAAGTATCAGAATGAACCAAGAGCTATGGCTATTAATGGTGAACCTTTAACGATAGACCCAAGAGAATGGGACAACCAATACAATGTTAACATTAACGTTGGACTTGGTAACGGAACAGGTAGTGAGAAGATTGCTATGCTACAGATGATACTAGCTAAACAAGAACAGGTATTACAGCAGTACGGCCTAGACAATCCATTAGTAGACCTTAGACAGTACAGACAAACATTAGCTAAGTTTATTAACTCATCAGGTTACAAGGATGACAGTCAATTCATTAAAGAGATTGATGAAGCTGGTATGGCCCAGGTCATGCAAGCAGATGCAGAACAAGATAAGACTCCACCTGAAGTAAAAGCATCACAAGAGATTGCTAAGGCAGAGATAGCTAAAGCTCAGATGAAACAACAAACAGATGCACAAGCACAGCAGTTTAAGATGCAAGAGCTACAGTTTAAAGTACAGATGGAACAACAAGAGTTAGAGCTTCAGCGAACTAAACAAGAGATGGAAGCATCCAAAGAGTTATTGAAGATACAACAAGAGAGAGCTAAACTACAAGCAGATGTAGCATTACATAAGGCTGAGTTAGCACTTAAAGAAGAAGCACAAACAGATAGGGTGAGTGCTGATGATATGAAGAACATGATACAAGCTGTTGATAAGATTGCTAAAATAAATGGATGATTTATTTGCTGACTTAGCTCAGGGTATACACGATAGAGCAAAGAAAAGAAGGAACGATGGTTATGTAAGTAACCTACCTTACCCTGACCTTCAAGCTAAACCTGACTTCATGAATGAGTTTCTTGGTGGATTAGTAAGAGACCCAAGACAGAACATGCCAATGGCTGGTACTAATAATGCTATGCAGTTGGAGCAAGGTAATGAGACTATAGATTCATTTGCTGACTCACTAGCAGGAACAAGAGACACATTAGATGATTACTATGGTGTTGGAGGTATAGCAGACCCTAACCAAGTGTATGTAGACCCTAACACTGGAGCTGTTGAAAGTATTAACAAACCTATACCTTACAAGCAACCAGAGCAAAATGGATTAGGTACATTGCTTATTGGTAATGCTGATAAATCAGTAAGAGCACACAACGAGAACAGACCATCTAACATGATGGATGACTTAGACCTAGCATTTATAGGATTAGATGCAGGAACACTTGTTGCAACTAATGTAGCAAGGAATGCTGTTAAGCAAACACTAAAAGCACCAATAGAAGGTGTACAAGGACTAAGCCAGATTGGTACTAACATCTATGACATAGGTGAGGCTGGTGTTAAGGTAGGTGGTAGAGCTATTAAAGATACGCTAGATGACATCATACCTCCAAGTAATGGATTACAACCAGCATACGCTACACCTAATCCAATGGATGAGTTTGTTAAGAGGATAGAGGAGCCTATACAACCAGCAAGACAAGAACCATTAAAGGCTGATATATACCTAGATGATAAAGGTAACAATGTTATCACTGGCTCTAATGTAGTTGCACCTAAAGTAATACAAGACTTTGGTGTTGCTATTGATGATGCAGTTAAAGCTAAAGAGCAAGAGTTAGGCAGAGAGTTATCAGAAGATGAGACCAGGGATGTATACGACCAAGTAACTGTAGATAAGTTTACTAATATAAAAGATAGAGAGAAGATACTAGGACGTAAGGATGCTGTGCTTAGGCGTAATGGTGAAAACAGAATTGTATTAGATACATTAGATGACTACGAAGCAAAAGACTTAAGCCCTATATTACCAAGAGCAGATAGAAAAGGCTCTGTCATGAATAATGACTTCAAGGGTAGAAGAATTGGTGATGACACTTGGAGCTCAAATACACAGGGTGATGGTAGGACTGATATTAAATGGGAAGATGCATTTGAGAAGAGTAACCTAGCAGAACAAATAGGTGCAGAGAATGTAGGTAAGGTTACTATTAAACAGCTTATGCCTAGAGTGCCTAAAAGAATAGCAGAGAGCAATAATAAAAGAGAAGTATCTCAGTGGTTTCAAAAGATTTATAACACAAGAAACTCTGAGAAGGGTGGTAGTATGCAAACCTTTGCAACACCTGAAGCTGAAGCACAAAGAAGGTATCAGCAAAGAAGTATGATACCTAATGCTATCATAGACATGTACAAGAAAGAGCCTAACAGCTTTAAGTTTACAGATGATGAAGTTGCTGAGGAAATGAACAACTATCTCAGTCGTGGTGTTATTGCAATGGTTGATAACATGAACACACTGCAAAATAGATTAGCAGACCTTCCAGATGCTTCAGCAAAGAAGGTAATGGACTTACTTGAAAAGCAAGCTAGGGGTAGGTTAGTTAGGAATAAGATAAGCAAACACTTAGACAATAACTTAGACTTAGTTCCTAATACTGATATACCTAACCAATCCAATATCAACACTAACGACTTACAGGTTAATGGTATGTCTATAGGTGATATTATTAGGGGTGCTAAAGAAACACAACAAGAAACATTAAGACAGCTTTCACTGCAAGCACAAAAGAAACTAGAAGACTCAGGTATGTTAGGTAAAGTATACTCTGCCTATCAAAAGAAGATGGGTATGACACCTGCTCAATGGGCAAAGACATCACCTGGAGAGAAGTTTAGGGCCGTACAAAACTTAATTGTTGATAATGAGCAAGCAATTAAATGGGCTGAAGGTAAGTACAGTCATCTATACACAGGTAAGAAGTTTGCTGAAGACCATCCACTTTATGAGATTGGTGAGATTTACACCAAGATGTCAGATGAGATAGATGATGCAGTTATTAATGCTGGTAAGGGTTTAAATCCTGATGGAACACCAGGAAAGATTACAGTTAATCAAAACACAACAATACATGAAGGCGCAGGACATCACAACCAAGACTTAGCTAAAGCTAATCCAGGTGGCAGTAGAAAGGCATTTGAAAAAGAAGTTAACGATATAGATGACTTGTTTGAACACCTAGAAGGAAACTTTAAAGGTAAGGGTGCGATGAAAGTACAAGGCAGAGCTAGCTCTCTTTTAGGCTATGAAGATTACTTAGGTATGAAGGGTGAGGTTGGTGCTAGAAAAACAGCAGACAATGCTTTATCTGGTAACAGAACATTAGACAACCTAGCTGAACCTAAGTCAGCAGTAGATTATAAGCGACCACAAACATTAGATAAAGATGGTAATTGGGTAGATACAACAACAAGAAGTCAGAATACTGGATATAATTGGGGCTTACAAGACGACACACCAATTAAAAACAATCTATCAAGGATTGACTATCAAGACCAAGCACAGGTAGATAGGGTATTAAAGTACCTTAACTTCACAGAAGAGATGGGCATCAACAACCCAAAGAGTTTAGATAATTGGCTAGAGCAAGAGAATAAGGCTTTACTTTTAAGGGTAAAGAGAGACCTTAACGTAGGTGACTTAAAGCTACCAGAATCTAAGGTTAATTTAGGTAGGCCAACAGAAGGTGCTATTAAGTATGATGCTGAAGGTAAAGAGATAATCAAACCTAAAGATGGTATCACTAACGATTTCATTAAGGGTTTATCTGACGAGCAAGCTAAGTTAGAAGGTAAAACAAGTTCAGCTTATCGTGCTGGACAAAATATGTCTGGTGATGACCCAAGCGTTATCTTGTCTAGCAAGAAGCCAGACTTAGATAC